AGTATTAAATTTTAAAGCTATAGAAAAGATTATGAATTTAGAGTTTAAAAAGGATAACGGCGAAGTACTGCTAGTACAACTTGTTGGAGTCGATTCAGGAGATCAAACTGACGATGTATATGAATTTTGTGCTAGAAATTCCGAATGGGCAATTCCAGTTAAGGGTGTACCAGGAGGACATTCACATTTTAGACTTAGTACCGTTAATAGAAATACGTCAAGTGCTCATGGTATGCAGCTGTTATTGGTAGACGGTGGGAAATACAAAGATATGATTGCTTCACGGCTAGCAAAACCGAATGGAGAAGGCAGCTGGATGGTTTATCAAGGTTGCGACATGGAGTATGCGGAACAAGTAACTGCTGAACATAAAATCCGTATAAAAGGCAGTAAACAGCTAGTGTGGGTACCTAAGACTTCTCATGCAGATAATCACTATTTAGACTGTGAAGTATATGCAATGGCAGTTGCCGATGTATTAGGTGTTCGGAGATTAAGTCTCATGATGGATGACGAGAATAGTGAACCATCTGAAACAGAGCAAAAAACAAATGATGATGCTATGAACTATAACGATAATTGGTTAAAAACCAATGTCGATAGTTGGGTTTAGAAGGGAGCTGTATCGATGACAACCCAGGAAGAATTACAACAAGTAAAAAATGCTATTGCAGCTATTGAAATTGGTGGTCAAGAGTATCAAATAGGATCAAGACGTTTAAAAAGAGCTGATTTATCCTTGTTGTATAAGAGAGAAAAGGAATTAAAAGAGCAATTAGAAGCAGAAAAATCCGATGGTTTTGGCTTGTCCAACACATCTGTCGCTATATTTGATCGAAGGTAGGTGTGAAAATGAATTGGTTAGACCGAACAATTGCCTGGTTATCTCCTGAATCAGCATATAAGCGTTTAGGTTATCGAAAAGCTGTTAATGAGATGCGTTCATACGATGCAGCAGGTGATGACCATCTA